TGTAGTAGATCCTGATCAGAATGAACAACGAGTAGGTGCAGGTTCTAAAACATTAAGTGGTGAACTAACCCAACTTAGAGTAGTACCAACAGGCTCTAATACTTTTGACAATGGTTCTGTCAGTATTGCATGGTCTTATTAAATAATAAAAGGTAACTTAAAATGTCAAGAGATTTAATACCCGATACTATACAAAGTATCTCACAAGATGTTGTTAGACCCTTCTTCGCTGTAGAGCTAAAGTTTGATGGAGAGAACACACTAAGAATGTGGACTGGTCAAGGAACTCTTATATTAGCAGATGGAACTGAGTGGGTAGGAGCAGGAGACTTACTTAACATATCCACAATAGAAGAAACATCTGAGATGGCTGTTAAGGGTGCTACTGTAACTTTAAACGGCATACCTAGTAATGTCATTTCACTAGCTCTTGGTCAACCATATCAAGGTCGTGTATGTAATATATACTTTGGTACATTTACAGTTTCTGATGGAAGTTTACTACAAGAAGACAGCTCTTACATACTACTAGAAGACGGATCTAAAATTATCTTACAGGGTAGCTCAAACCAATTTAATGAGATATTCTCAGGTTACATGGACCAAATGAATATACAAGAAGAAGCTGAAACTTCCTCTGTAGAGCTTACAGTAGAGAATAAGTTAGTTGATCTTGAGAGAGCTAGAGTAGCTAGATTTACATCTGGTTATCAGAAGTCTCTTTACGAGAACGATCAAGGGTTTGACTTTGTAGAGAGTATGCAAGATAAGCAAGTGTCTTGGGGACGTAAGAGTGGTAATTAAGTATCAGCAAGAAGTTTTAAGTCTTGCTCAAGATGAAGTAGCACCACTAGCTATACTAGAGTGGAGTGAATCTGGTCATCCTACAATAGAATTAGATATAGACTGGGAATCATACTTTATATTAGAACAACAAGGCAAACTAAAGTTCTTTACTGTTAGAAAAGAAGGGCTACTGATTGGTTACTTTCTAGTTGTAGTAGTAGCCCCCTTAACAACTAAAGGAGATCTTATGGGTTGTTATGACGCAGTATATGTACACAAAGACTACAGAAAATCTACAGTTGGTAAACGCCTGTTTAAGTTTGTAGAGATGTGTTTGAAAGAGGATGGTATCACTAGAGTTATGGCCTCATCTTCTAAGAAGAACCCTATTGGAAACTTCCTTACACGCATGGGATACCATGAAGTAGAAACTAAATACGAGAAGGAGTTATAATATGCCAACAGGAATTCTTGTAGGTGCGGCGATTAGTACAGCTACAGTTGGGCTTACTACAGGTGCAGTGTTTATAGGTGGTCATTTTGCAACTCACTTCTTAGTTACTGCGGCTATGGGTGCGGCTTTACAGGCTCTTGCACCTAAACCTACTGCATCAGGAGCTAATAGAGGTTATGACACTAATTCTATCGGACCTGCTCAAGACCATCAGATTATATATGGTAAGATGAAAGTTGGTGGGGCTATAGTATTTGATGAAGCTACAGGTAACAATAATAAATTCTTACATAGAGTAATTGCTGTAGCTGGACACGAGGTAGAGTCTTTTGATGGCTTCTATCTTAATGACGATCTAATTTCTGCAACAGTTGGTGGATACTTAGTTAGTGAAAACTATAGTAAAGAAGCTAGGAATTTTCCAGAGTCTACTTTTCAGTCAGGTAGATATTACTCAACTTTACCTGAAGGGGTTGGTACTGAGTTCCCAACGTATGAAGAACTACAGGTTTTTTTATTGGGTGGTGGCATATACCCTGCTTTAGCCGCTCTTGCATCAATGAGAGAGAGACTAGTTAGGATTAATACTCACAACGGTTCTACAGATCAGTTAGCAGATGCTGACCTAGTTGAAGAATCTACTGAGTGGGGTAACGAGTACAGACTACGTGGTGTAGCATATATGTATGTTAGACTTAAGTTTAATGCGGATGCTTTCCCTAATGGTATACCTGTTATAACTGCTTTAGTAAAAGGTAAGAAGTTATACGACCCTCGTACTAGTACTACAGTTTGGTCAGATAACCCTGCTCTCTGCTTAAGAGACTACCTTACAAGTAAGTATGGTCTAGAAGAAAACATAGTTAATATAGACGACACACTTGTTATTAGTTCAGCTAATATCTGTGACCAAACTAATACTATTGCTGGTACAACTAGGTATACTTGTAACGGATCGTTTACCACTGCATCTACACCTTATGATATGATGAGTGAGTTACTTAAGTCTATGGGTGGATCTTTGTGGTATGCTCAAGGTAAGTGGCGTATGAAGTCTGCTTACTGGACTGATACAGTAATGGATCTAAACGAAGACGATTTAAGGTCTGGTATATCTGTTTCTACTAGACACTCTAGAAGAGATAACTTTAATGTTATTAAAGGTACGTTTAGAGGTGAAGAAAGTAACTGGCAAGTAACAGATTACCCACAAGTAACTAGCCCTGCATATCTAGTCGCTGATGGAGGTCAAGAATCTGTAGCGGATGTAGATCTTTCTTTTACTGACAACTATATAGAAGCTAGAAGACTTGGTTTAATTTCCTTGGAGCGTAATAGACAACAGCTTACAGTTAATGCTAGTTTTGGTCTTAGGACTTTAGCCTTACAGGTTGGTGACAACGTAAGAATATCTAACGAAAGGTTTGGTTGGACTCTTACAGAAGAAGGTGACAATAGAAAAGAGTTTGAAGTTGTTAGCTGGTCGTTTGGTCTTACAGACGGTTTAGATTTACAAACACAAATGACACTACGTGAGACTGCTGAGTCTGTATTTGATGAAGTAGATGACGGTGTAAAATACGAGAGAGACAACACTTCACTACTATCTCCCTTCTTAGTTCCTTCGGTAGGCTTGTCAGCAGTTGTTAGAACTCAAGTTATACGGGAGAAGCTAACTAATATTATTACCCTTACTGTAACTTCTGGTGCTAGTGAGAGAATAGATTATGTAGAGTGTGAGTTTAAGTTATCCTCTGCCGATACAGATAGCTGGATTACTCTAGGAACTGGTCAGATTGGTGACTTTGAAGCTGTAGATCTTGAAGATGGTAACTACGATTTTAGAGGTAGAGCTATCAACACTTTTGGAGTTAAAGGAGAGTGGGAGTATTTATTTAGTATAAATGCCTCTGGACTATTAGCTCCTCCATCAGATGTAACTGGTCTTGTAGCTGAAGTTAATGGTTCTGTTATTACTCTTGATTGGGAAGCTATACCAGATCTTGATTTATCATACTATAGAATAAGATACTCTACTGAATTTGCAGGGGCTACTTGGGCTAACTCTCTAACTTACGTAGATAAAGTGCCTAGACCAGCTTCTAGTGTATCGGTTCCAGCTAGAGCAGGTACATACTTAGTTAAAGCCTATGATAAATCTGGTATAGGATCTGTTAACCACACCTCTGTAATTGTACCACTAGCTAATATAGCACCTCTAAGCCAGTCAACAACACTGACAGATAGCCCTTCTTTTACAGGCTCTAAAACTAATACAGAGGTTGTTAGTAACAGTTTAAGGTTAGATGATTATGTAACCTCCCCTTCTGAAGGTGAATACTTATTTAGTAATCATATAGAGACACACAATGGACAAGTTAACAGGAGCAGAGTATATGTAAGTGCTACAACAGTAAGACATGACGATACTGCTGGGTTATTTGATGACCAGCCTGATTTGTTTGATGATGGTGTTGGTTTCTTCGATGACCTTGGTGGTAATAGTCAGTTTGCTGATACTAATATAATAACTTTAGTCTCAACAACACAAGATGATCCAGCTGGAACTCCTACTTGGTCTTCTTATACAGCAATTAAAGTAGCAGACCTTAGTGCAAGAGCATTTAGGTTTAAAGTTAAACTTACATCTTCAAGCAATAATATAACCCCGTCTGTTACTTCGCTGACAGCTTATGTAGAGGAATACTAATAATGTCACAGAACGATTTAAGTATCGCTAATCAAACCTTCCCTAGTTTTAGGTCAGATTTAAATAATGCACTACAAGCATTAGGTAGTTTAAGTAGCGGTAGTTCTGCTCCTACTACTACTTACGCTAATATGCTTTGGTATGATACCTCAGCTAATATATTAAAAGTTAGATCTGAAGCAGATGATGCTTGGATTAATATGGGTTATTTAGACCAGTCTACTAACTTGTTTAAAATATTAGATGATACTATAGTAACAAATACATCTGGTGTTCAAACAGGGTTGCTAGGAACTCAGGCTACTAACGTATGGCAGACTGGAACAGGTACTACAGAGAGTTTAGTTTCACCAGCTAAACTTAAAGCGGCTACACAAGGTACATCTAGTTTAAGTGAGAGTGGATATCAAACATTTCCATCAGGTTTGTACATGCAGTGGGGGAGAGTTACAGGTGTAAACGCGGCACAGAATAAGACAGTGACTTTACCTATTGCTTTTCCTAATAACTTTTGGGTTGTTAATGCTACACCTATGGATAACAGGGCATCAGGGGACTTTGAAGTTGACTATTATTCTGTAGCTTGTCTTCCAGTAAACTTAAGTACTTTTACAATAATCAACGAAGGTACTTCCTCTGGTAATAATCAAACTATGATGTACCAAGCTATAGGAAACTAGATAATGGAGATAACTGATCTATGGAGTAGTGTCTTAACACTAGGCGTTGGTTTTATTGGTTTTATACTACGTGGTTACGTGGTTGAAATGCAAAGGCTACAGATCTTATTAAATCGTACTAGAGAAGAGTATGTTACAAAAGTTGAATCTACTCAGGTTCTCAGTCAGATAATGGGTAAGTTTGACAGGATAGAACAAAAGATAGATAGACTTGTGGAGAGAAAATGAAACCCCTACTTATACTACTTACCCTACTAATCAGTAGCCCTGCATTTGCTGATGACGACATAATCAAGTCAGAGAGTACAGTAATATCGGACGGAAAGATGGACACAACCATCAACAGTCCACCACCCTCTGCAATTTCCCCACAAATTAGCGCAAGTAACAGTGACTTATGTACTGTAGGTGTTGCTGGTGCAGTACAAACACAGATACTTGGTATTTCTGCTGGTCGTACTGTAAGAGATATGAACTGTGAGAAGTTAAAGAACGCTAAGACTATGTACGATATGGGAATGAAAGTAGCCGCAGTATCTATTATGTGTCAGGACGAAAGGGTGTTTGATGCGATGCTTAACGCTGGAACTCCCTGTCCTAAGGATGGGTTGGTGGGAGATAAGGCTAGGCTTGCTTGGGAGATGGAAGCTGTAGAAGAAGAGATCGAAAGAGATCAAAACAATGTAATCAAAAGGATGTTCGATGAGAATGGTGAAACAAAGATTGGGTTGGGTGTTATTCTTAGTAGCCTTGCCTTCCTATTGTTACTCTGAGCCATACTACTACGGAGCTACAGGTAATGCGGCATCTACATCATTAAGTTGGGGTATGCCTTCTGTGTTACCTGATGTTGCAGGTTTAGACATTAATGGGTTACTATACAGGTATACTACAGTAAAGAACCCTGAAGATGCTATGAAGGTTCATATTGGCAACCACAATGCTACTGGTGATGGCTACACGTTTAGAGAGACAGACGACTGGTCAGGTGTTCCTAGTAATACTATAGTTAAGTCTTTTGCATTGTCTAATATTCCTTCAGCTAATTGGGGTACTGGTTTTATTGAAGTTGAGGGTGAAGGTACTGTAGAAGATGCTAGTGTTATATATAGTTACAGAGTTGACAGGTGTTACGATCCACAGTCTGATCCATCATGTGCAGGATACATTAAACCTATACCTGATATACCCGAAGTAGAAATATATGATGCTTTAGAAGATGAGTCTGTACTTAATGCTATAGACGATGACACAGAGTTTAAGTATGATAAAGATGGTAATCGTATCGACGATGATGAAGAGGAAGAGGATAACACACGTATTGAGATGGGTCTAACAGCTTCAGCTAATGCGTTAACTCTATTTAAGACACAAGGTCAAGATACTATTATCATGGCAATAAACCAACAGACTAATATCAATATGTATTACAACGCAAAGATCAATGGTGGTACACTTAGTGATGCCGCAGGTTTAAAAGATAGTACAATACCTGATAACAAGAAAGCCTTACGTAATAATTTAGCACAACAAATACTGCATGAGCAAATGATAGACATGCAATATAATAAATGAGGATTACAATGAAATATTCAATAGCAATACTTTCACTCTTAGCATTACCAGCATACGCTGATGTAGATATTACAGGTAATGTAGAAGCTAAGTGTGTCATTCAAACAACAAAGAGTGGTGTGTATGGCAATCCAATAGCCAGCAAGTTAAGTACTACCCCTGCTGATGGTGGTGTTCTACCAGTAATCAGATTTGATGTAGCATTAGCTAACTACTACACAGCTAACATTACACATCCAACATCCTTTAGTTCTTCTCCAGCCTTAACTGATACAGTAGCATGGACAGGTAGTACTAGTGTTACACAAACAAGTGATGCAGGTATGTCAGGCTACGATGCCGCTAAGGTTGTATACGACAACACTACAGTCTTTGATTTAACGGTTGCAGGTTCTACATGGTTCTCTACAGCTTCTAGTGCTACTTATGCCGCATCAAAACCTTTCGTCGGAGGGGTCTATACCGCAGTGGTACAGGCTAGTTGTATTGCTAAGTAGATTAACAGTACTTTTTCTACTGTGGGCATTTTCTACTACAGGGCATGAGATGACACCAGCTTACCCAGTTGTTAAACCATCTCATGTTACTGGTGTAGTTAAGGTTGATATGTCTCTGTTTAATTCAAGAGAAGAGATCAAGTATTATGAGATAGGTGTGTACGACTTAAACTGGAAGAGCATACCTTTCTCTGCAACATACAGAATTATTAAAGTAGGATATAAAACCCGTAAGAATTTCAGCGTATACATTCGTAAGTCCGATATGGATGAAGCTACCTATGTATGCACAACCTCTAAAGTTAAAAGGCAACTCGAATCAAAAACCTTAGTATCTTCTAGGATTTGTTCTCGACTTGATGGTATGCCAGCATGAGATTAACAGCACTTCTATGTATTTTATCTAGCTCTGCTTTTGCGGAGAGTAGTTCACTCGCTTTGTCGTTACCTAGTCCACCAATGAATTATCAATCAGATAGTTTCTCTGCAAACAATTTACGTTGTAGTAATGCTGTAGGTGGTGGTATAAACCTTGAGTATGGTGTAACTGGTGTACTGTCTAGCTTCGACACTGCAAATAGAGATAAAGACATAGGTGTGTATGCACGTATAGTTATACCTTTAGATAGACCTAAGTCTCGTATAAACTGTAATGACTTGTATCAAGTAGAACTTGCACAACGTAGGTTAGAGATACAGAAACTAAGAGATGAGTTGGACGCACTAAAGAACTTACAATCTGACAACAACATGGACTTTGAAAACTAATGGTAGATCTCACAGAATTTGATAACCTTGCAGATAAACAGATTAAAGCTGGTAATGTTAAGATGTCTTTTGCGTCTGTGTTAGCAATCATAACCTTTATTTCCACTGTGGTCGCTGGATTATATGGTGGGTTTGTTATGTATCAAAAGATTGAGGAAGTTGCTGGACTAGACTTAAGTGCTTATCAACAACAGATGGATGTAATGGATGCTAAGGTATCTGGTATATCTGATAAGGTTGAAGAAAGCGTAGAATACACTAGAGATATTAAGAATGGACTTAAAGATGATCTGTTACGCATAGAACAACAGACAGATAGAGTAGAAGACATGGTACGTGACAATGAAGACAAGGTACGTAAGATGATTGATGATGCTGAAGTTCGCTTTGAGAACCAGAGAGAACGTGTAAGAGTGTCACAGAGTGGTTCTATGAAAGAGTTAGAAACTAAACTAATGGATAAACTGCAAAGGGCGTTAGATAACCCTCTCGCTGACTAGGAGATTAGAATGAGTGAATTTGAAAAAGCAGACTTAGATGGTAATGGTTCAGTAGATAAGTCTGAATGGGATGCTTTACTATTAGACGACAAAAGGATGCAGATAGAGGATGAAAACTCTAAGAGAGATCAACAACGTAAGATGGTTTGGTTCTCGTTAGCAGGTCTATTACTCTATCCTGTTATGATTATTATATGTAACTTACTAGGACAAGAAGTTGCGGCAAACAACCTAACTGCTATTGCTCCTACATACTGTATCGCAGTTGTTGGTATCGTTACTGCCTTCTTTGGTTTTACTAATATTAAGAAGAAGGATGACTACTGATGTTAGGATTAAACTTAATAGGTCAAGTAGCTAATTTAGCTGGTACTATGATCGAAGGTAAGACTGCTGTAAAGAAAGCAGAAGCTGAGACTAAGATGAAGATCGCTACAGGTGAAATAGACTGGGACATAGCCGCTATGAAGGCTACAGAGAATAGTTGGAAGGATGAGTGGATTACACTTTTGTTCAGTATTCCTCTAATACTAGCTTTTTGTGGGGACTGGGGTAATCAGATAGTGCAAGCAGGTTTCACTGCACTAGAGATTATGCCTGACTGGTATCAGTATTCCCTCGGTGGTATTGTAAGTGCTAGTATTGGTATGCGTGGTGTAAGTAAATACTTTGGGAAGAAATAAACATGAAGAACAACTTTGATAAATGCCTACATATGTTATTGGAACACGAAGGGGGCTACGTAAATAATAAACACGACAAAGGTGGTATGACTAATTTAGGTGTCACTAAGAGAGTATACGACGAATGGATTGGTAGAGAGTCTACTGAACAAGAGATGAGAGACTTAACTCCAGATGATGTAGCTCCTATTTACAAGAAGAACTACTGGGATCGAGTTAAAGGGGATTACGTTCCTTCTGGGGTCGATTGGTGCCTTTATGATTGGTGTGTAAATTCTGGTTCGAAGAGACCTGCTAAAGCTGTACAACGTGCAGTAGGAGCGACACCTGATGGTGTTATAGGTAAACAGACTGTAGGTCTTATAATGGAGAAAGATCCTAAGTTTATAATAGACTATGTATACACAGTAAGACAAGCCTTCTATGAAGGACTAGATGACTACAAACACTTTGGTAGAGGGTGGAGCAGAAGAAACACTGAGACACTTCACCAAGCTATGAAAATGGTAGAAGAGTAAATATAAAAAAGCCGTAGGTATCCACTCAAGGACGCCTACGGCTTTTTTGATTCTGTACTTGTTGTGTGAACCTATTAATTCCCTCGCAGGTAGGTTAGCCTATCTAAAGCTCTAACCTCTGTCACACCACGCTTAATTTCCATCTGAGGGGCTATTTAACACCCACTGCATCCATAGTAATTGCTAGACCTTCATACAACATCTTTATGTCTTGATTTAGCTTAGATATTGCCCAGACTAAGTACACCGACAAAGCTAAGTTACCTATAAGTATTCCCTCGTTTATTGTCATTTGCTCTCCATTAACTTAATAAGTCTAGCTCCATACCATTCAGATTTCTTTAGATCTTCTACACCATTCTTATATCTCCATCTATGTAAGTACTTAGCTATATTCCCTCGTAGGTATCCTATGTATTCTTCTTCAGTTAAGAAGTCTTCTATGTAGTCTATACATTCTATCTTACCAGATCCATAGTGAAAGGGATTGTTAACTATATCGTGTTTATTACTCTTAGCCATTTTTGCTTAGGTACTCCTGTAGTTCTGTATAGCCCCCAAGGTGAGTGCCATCTGGTTTAAATATTTGTGGTACTGTTGTATACCCTGACTTACGCATTAAAGTCAATAGCCATTTACTACTTGATGACTGGACGTTGTATGTTGTTACCTGACTACCTGCAATGCCCCGTAGTAATTGTAACGAGGCATCACAGAAGTTGCATTGGTTTCTAGTTATTACTATCCACATTAAGTTAAATCAACAATCTCACAACTGTCTCCAGAACAAGCTAATGTCTGGCTACCTGCGGTATTGTCTTCTTGTTCATACTCGGATAACTTACTCCAGTCAATAGCTTTAGGCATCTTATCTAAAAGTATATGATAGTCAGTAGCTAGACAGTCTTGATAAGGTGCTTGCTGATACGTATGCTCATTGAATGGTAAGAACGACACACCTGACATTTCATCAAAGTGTCTATACACAAATGCTCCTACCTCGAACCATTCATCTTTCTTAACATTAATAGTCACACTAGGCTTATGCTCACACCAACTACGCTGATAGGCTAACCACATCTCTAGTTGTTCTATAGCAGACATATCAGCAGTAGTTACTGCACCTTCTGGAGCTTTCATAGGGAAGCTAAACACAGTAGTCTGTTCTGGCTTCATTACGTCAGGCTCATTAGGTATACCTTGATCCATCATAAACTGTGTTAACGGGTCTTTGTTGTC